ATTTGACGTAGGATACTTAACCGTGTCTGCCATAGTTACCATACTTACAATCCATCATATCCTTTCATCAATTTTAGCACTAAAAAATTTGACTGCCATTGTTATACATGATAAAGTATGGCAAAGTATCGTCTTGAGCTTCTAGTAACTGAGCAGGGGAGGCCTTTTTATCCTCCTGTGGGCACAGTTGAGCATCCCTCTTCAGACAATGCAGGCTATGATTTAAAGATTGTAGAAAACAGGACGCCGTCAATGATTGCTACTCTTACCCCCCTAGGGGTCAAGGCACGTATGATTAAGTATTCCATTGTGGGTGAGGAGACATGTATTCATGATTCTCATTTTACTCTAGAGCCTCGTTCATCCATTTACAAGACTGGATTTATTATGGCGAATGGGCGTGGAATTATTGATAAGACATATCGGGGCGAACTAATGGCACCAATGGTCTCAGTAGGCACGACGTTTACAACAGTTCCTTCTGGTACCAGGCTATTTCAGATAATTGCACCAGACCTTGGATATATTAGTGAGGTTGCCTATGTTGATTCACTTCCTAGCACAGTCAGGGGAGAGGGTGGATTTGGAAGCACGGGAACTATGTAAAATAAGCATATTATGATATAAGTAGATGGATATCAATGAGGAAGGTGGATATGGAACAAAACAGCCAAAGGGCCCTTCTACCACATTATTAGACTTAGTATCACGTGATTTGCAAGATAATACTCTTTTTCCATTGAATTCAAATATAACACGATTTACTCGAGATGATACACTACGGACAATTCCAATGGCACCTGTAATGAGAGAATTTACATTTAAGGGTCCAGCAACATTTGGTCAAACATTTACCTTTGAATTAGGAGATATACATTGCGGAGATTTAATAAGTGGATTATATATTCAGATACAGCTTGGTGATTGGTTAACAGGTATCACACGAAATAATATCCTTGGTGGTAGTCTAGTTCCATATAGGCGTTTAGAGCAGTGGACATATTGCAATTCTATAGGGACCTCTATTTTAGAAGAAGCTACCCTTGAAGTAGATGATCAAGTCTTAGAAAAGATTACAGGCGATTCTGTTCATGTTAGCACACTACTCTTTCCAGACTTGAATTCCCATGTTGGTTTAGCAGATACAGTAGGATTAAAGTCAATAGGTGATATTAAACAAGCCAGTGGATTAAATGCTTTTTTTACTGAAGAAGGATGGGTAACTGTTCCCCTTATGTTTTCTATGTTAAGAGAAAAATTAACTGCAACCTTTCCCCTAATTGCATGTCGTTCTGGAACAATGCGTATACGAGTAACTCTTAAGAAATTTAATCAGGTTGTTAGAATACTATCAGGCTCAAGGGCATCTTGTGAAGATTCTCCCACAGGAAAGTCATTTGAAATAATAGATACTAAGAAGTCATTTAATAACCTTATACGTGTAAATGCAGTTAAAGATGACCCACCATTAAAAAATATTCAGCTTTTAACACAAGGTGTATTTGTAGACGGGCCTTATCGTGAGATGTTACTACGTCAGCCATTTGAGCGCCCGTTTCGTGAGATTCAGCAGTTTGATTTTACAGAGCCTCTAAAATATGTGGTAAATAAATCAGGAAATGATATGATAACTGTTCAGCTTCCTTTAGAAGCAAATGGGCCTGTAGAAGAAATTGTATGGTTCTTGCGACGTAAGGCGGCAGTTACCCTAAATAATGATTGGACGAATTATAGCGCTATCTTGGAAAAAGATTATGACCCAACCTTTGCGCCTCTAGAGCCCTTATTACTTTCAGCAAAGATTCAGGCGAATGCGCAGGATATTATTCAACAGGATGAAGCATGGTTCAGGTCCCATATTTCACGGGCACACAAATCAGGTAAAACATCCTATGATGCCTTTATCTATGGATATTCTTTTGCTAAACATCCAGGCGAGCATAGCCCCACTGGAACTATAAATGCGAGTCGTCTGAACTCATTGCGTCTTACCTTGAATGTAAAGCCTCCAGGGGGGTCATCAGATACAGAGTGGGAAGTGCATGTATTTGTCTATGCATTTCAGTGGGTTCGTTTTGGGAATGGCATTTGTAACAAGGTCTTTATTGATTAATAGCGAGATGGAGCAATCTCTGCATCAATAGGAACACTTGTAGAATTTTCTGAATCAGGTGCTTTTTTTGCCTCAATGAGACACGTATTACCCTCATAGTCGTAGTTTAGCTCAATTCTCTTACTATTTTTTATATAAATCTCGGTATAGGTTTTACCGTCACCAGAGCCAGAACTCCACGACGAACTAAAGATGCCCATATATCGCTTATGATTCTCTGGAGCATAATAGCGATGATTTCCTTTGCCACCCCACGGAGCAGGAATGTTCTTATCCCAAATACTTCTGGTAGCTAGAATTGCATAGTAATGCTTTCCTACTGTAGGTGTTACACGAAAGACCTCAATCTCTGTCATTTAGATACTAAACTTTAGTATATAAATGACTTCAATTTTTTATATCGTAACAAACGCATAAACAAAATAGCAAAAGAGGATTAGATGGTAGCGAGCTTACTAAAAATTATATCGACAGGAATGCAAGATGAACGATTACAGCCTCCGAAGGAGCAGCCAAGTATTGATTCTTTAGTGTATGTTCTAATTAAACCAGGGAGGTATGGAACATCATGGGCAAGAATAGATTTTGATACTAAGGCAGATTTTGGTAAGATTTCTATTGCACGTCTGCCGGTTCAGGGTGAGATTATTGCCAGGGTCTTTTTGGTTGTTCAGATGCCAGATATTCAAACACCTCAAGATGCAGCAAGGGAACACAAGGTAAATAATCAGACTAAAACATTTCTGGGGCCTCATTTCGGCTGGACAAATTCCCTTGGGCATAATTTAGTGAATCAGGCTCAACTGCATATAGGAGGTGTTCTTTCAGATACAATTCCAGGAGCACTCATGGAAATCTTGGATGAATTTCAGACTCCCTTAGAAAAGACGGTTGAATCTAGTAGACAACTCTTAAGAAAGGATAATGGATTTACAGATACTTCTTTTGGCAATACAACTACTTCCGAACAGGTCGTTGTTAATTTGCCCTTCTGGTTTTCAAGAGGAGACCCAGGATGTTTTTTGCCCATTGATGCATTAAATATAGATGAGGTTCGTATTACTCTAAATTTTAATCCTATAGCAAATTTATTCTATACTCAATCCAGGCAGGTAGATTCTACTGGTAAGGTAATCCAAACAAATGCCGCAGCAGGCTCTTTATGGCCAATGTTAAGCTCTAAATTCTACTATGAAGATGCATCTGGCACGGCTATACCTGGCCTAGAGCCAGTCAGGTCACCGGGTAAAAACGTTAAGGCATATCCATCATCTATAAATATGCCATCACAATTATCCATGACTGATGCATATTTACTTGTTGAGTATATTTATTTGGATAAGGCGGAAGCAAATCGATTTCGGATAGCAGATATTCAGGTTCCAGTGGTTCAACACTATACCATTGACCCAGTTGATACTGAGTGTAGTCCTTATGCTAGAATACCTCTTATTATTCCAAATCCTACACGAGATATCTTCTTTTATTGTCAGAAATACGAGGGACCAGGATATAACGCACCCTTCCTTGCTACACGTGATTTAAGTAATACTATAACACCCTTTGCACCTTGGTGGCCAGATGCGTCTGGATTAGATGAGCGATTATATGGAACCTTGCGTCCAGGATTTTCAACACGGAACTCTGAGCCCTTGAGGTGGCTTTCCTTAGAATATTCTGAAACTCTTACACGATATAGCACTGAGAATGTTGCATTATTCAGAACATTCCTTCCATCCATAGAGCAAAGAAAGGCGCCATGGGTGAATAGATATTTCTATAATATACCCTTTGGCCTTCAAAATGGATTTACTCCATTTTCACTACCCATGGGGGAGGCAAATCTTGATAAGATTCTTAGACTTCAGATATCTCTAGGATTCCATGGGATTACTGGACAAATTAGAGATGACCGTGTGAATAGATATATTATAAGGTGTTATGCTGAGACATATAATATCCTGCGTATTTATGGAGGTCGTGCTGGAATGATGTTTGCATATTAAGATTGGCTTCCGACATAGTTTTGACTTGTATATCTTATACATAAATTATATGTGTAAGATAGATGAATACTTCATTTGGAGGAAATCGAGTGGGTGGCATTGTTTCTTTAGATGTAATAAATAGTTATCCTACAGGATTACTTGCACAGCTAGGCCCGTATTATAATGATTCTCAGATTCTTACAAATTCTCAGCTAACTTTTACAGGAAATCAGGCAGATATTTCTACAGAACAGAATGCAGCATATGCAATACAAAACTTAGAGCTAGAGAAATCTGGAACTCTTCCACCAAAATCTGAACAAGCAGTTTCTGCAGCTACTATTTATGGTAACGCTGCAAATGGAGTAAATTATGCAAATCAAAATAAAGCAACCATTGTAAATACAGAGTATTCTAATGCATATGCCATTGAAAAGGCCTGTAGAGATGCATCATATTCTGCATTCTTAACAACCGAGGCATCTCAGATTCGTCTCGATAGAATAAGTACATTTAGCACAGTAATGCAATTGGGAAATACACCTATAACAGTAAATCCCTTGTCTATGATGTTTCCTTCTACAATTTCAACCATGGTTTCTAATGTCAAACAAACATCTCAACAGGCTGTTGCAGATGCTTCTGGAAATGTACAGGCATATTTAACAAATACTCAGACCTTACTTAATAATGCCATTGCTAAATCTACTTCTGTAGTTGCAAATAGAACTCTTATTGCAGCATTTAATACCCTGGTAAAGACAGTTGCACAGGCAATTTCATTTCCTCTTTCAGAGATTGCGGGTAAAGAAACCCTCGTAACTCAATATGTTCCTAGTATAATTCTTACAATTGCAATACAATTAGCAAATAATACAATTGCATTTTTAAATGCTCTAATTAATGGAACAATTACCACTGAGATTACTGCAGTTAGTTCTTACGCAGATACTCTTGATTCTATAGCGAGATCTAGAGAGTTAAATATGTATATGCAAAATACTTTTCAGAATAATCTTCGTAAGGCGGCTTCATTCAGACCTAGTTATGCTACCCCCACAACACATGATCCATTTTCTGCATACAATATTGTTACGCAAGAAATTAGTGCTTCTGCTGCTAATGCTGCAGCAATAGAGAGATTAAAGATTGCAATCTTAACTGATGCATCTGGCTCTATTGTGGCAACAAGCTCTGCTATAGCTGCAATTTCAGCAGTAGCTGCCGCAATCTCACCAATTGAAGCAACTAGATTAGCATTAAATGCAGGTAAATCGGCACAAACTGCTAGAGAAGTATCAAATGCTATTAATTCTGTAAATACCGCTTATATTAATACTATTTCAAAAGAGCTAATTAGTTTTACAACTGGCTTAGAATCAATATCAACAATTGTATCGATGGTATCTACCATAAATAAAGTTACAAGTAATTCTTCTGCACATTCCGCAGTAGCAATAACAAGACGGGCTTCCAATATAATTCTTGGAAATATAAACTCTATTACTGAAATTGAGCGTAATTCATTAGAGGCTACAGAGGATGCTAGATCTGTCTTAACACTCTTAAATCTTGCATATGCGATAGTACCCGCGATTAGTGATACTGCTGAAATACAAAGGAAATTGTGGGCAATTAATGCTGCAACTGCTAGGGCAGGAGAGGTTGCAGAAAAAATAAACAATAAAACAATCCTCTTAAATAATACCGCGCATACTCTGGTAACTCCTCAGAAAATAGCAGCTCAGACAGCATCTGCAAATAATGCAGGTGCGCTAAATATAAATTTTATTTCGAGGCTTGAACGAAATTCTAGAAATGTGTATCCTGAACCTCCTCCAGCATATAGTGGATTTAAGGCTGATATTCGCGCAAAAACATTAATTCCTGTTAGACCTAGTCTTGATGAGCTTGTATATAGGAATAGAATACAACCTCTAACTCTAGATTCTCTAAGAAGCATTTCTGCAGTAGAAATAAAGGTTGCCCAAGAGGTTCAAAAAATAAATGATAAGAGCGGATTCTCATTTAGAAAATAATAACCACAGGTAAAATTGAATTCATGATAACGGTATATGATAGCATACCTTTATAATGGCTTACTCTGATTCTTCTATTGTTATTCACCTTGTGAAGCACACTGCCACCCCTAACCTGGACGATGTTGTGCGCATTGTCAAGAATCTAGACACCAGTGACTTTGAGCTTACGTTCAAGGACAATGGTGACCCTCTTAAGCAGAGGGCATATGGGATGACTCGTGACCATATCTGCGATTACACCTATATGCTTCTTAAGAATCTTACAATGGATGAGGATGGTTACGAGAAAATTCAACTCTCACTGCCTGCAATGCCTCGTCTGATTGTTACTGCTTCTAAGCTTCGCAAAGCCTATTACCGCGAGCACTTTCTGGAGCTTGTTGAGAACAGCCTATCAATGCTTGATAAGGTTGAGGGGCTAAATATTAAGAAGCCAGTTGAGGAGAAAATGAACAACACTACTCCTACTTGCTCTGATTGCAATTGCAATATCTATTCTTGTTCAGTAGGAAATACTTCTAATAGGGAGAACTTGCCTTATTTTCCAGAGTCAACTCGCATTCACCGTTACTTTGAGTAAAAGTAATTTAAGTGAAAAGGTGTTTCATTCTTTTATTAAGATAAATTGCATATAGGGAAGATTAGGATTTAATGAAGTAGAAAAATAAATTAAACAATGAAATTGCATATTGGGATATTGGGA